TTTGCAAAACTAATGCAACAGTTATTCACTGATCCTAAGCCCGCAGATGTCCATACACCGACTGATCCGCAACCAAATAACTATACTATTCAAGAACGACCCACAAATACACTCACTATCACCCACCAAGAACTAAATAGCCGCTCGGTCAAACCGCCCGTCTATAATACATCGTTTAAATCCAAACGACCCACATATAACCGTCATACTGTAAAGAACCGATCTAATTCATAAAATACGGACGCTGATTTCTTTCAACTACCAGCGGTTCCGGAATAAAAACTGGCAGTTTCTCTATCACATTCAATGATTGTATCGGCTTTACATCCGGTTTCACTTCACTCTTTGGATTAACCAAATTAGTTGACCCAATTCCAAATAACTGAGACTCAATATCGCAAGCATTGAATGCCAAGTGCATATGAGCAATTCTGCCAGGAAGTAGTCCGTCTCCTGCATAATGCGTTTCAGCCGGTTTACCGAAACTATCATATGTAGAATATTTGCAGCCAGCCTTGTATGAATGTTGTTCTAGGGCATAATCGCCTGGCATATTTTTATTGCGGGTGGACGACATTTTGTATACAGGATATACATTCTGTATACAAAAAAAATCTTTATCTTTTCTTAAAAAGACGAATATGAAGTAATTTATAATGTTCATTTTCTATCGTAAACGGAGTGTCGGTACGCGATAATGATGCAAAAAACTCCCTTAGACAGTTATGAAACAGCAAAAGATAATCATAACTAAATAATACTGCCATCCCAATATTTATATCGGTTGAAAACATAAATGATGCGGCTTGTTCGTATATTGCAATGAATAATGGTATGCGTCTCGTTTTATCAAACACATAATCCATTGCAAAATTGGCTGCATTGTTGTCATATTCAAGTTCATCACGACTAACTGGGTCAATGTCGGAATGAACAATGTCGGGATAACTGGCTGAATTCATTTGAAATACTTGTCGTATACATTTTCGATACTCAGCGTCATTGGCATATGAAATAATTAAATCAGTTGGATAGGAGAACATCGGACTGCTCATTGGTATACACTTATACTAAATGTTACGTATTGTTTATATAGATTTTGGCGGAGATAATCAAAATCTATACTGATGGGAAAAATTCCCAATCCAAGTCTTGGCAGACCTTTTTCCAAATCATATCTTGTTCCAGTTGTTTCTCGCGATCTTTCATCATAGGTATATATGGCAAATATTGCGTCTGGTCTAGTAACACACATAGTTGATGTAGGGTATATGTATAATTGAAGAAATTGGTTCTGTTGGCGGGACAATGCACCGCCCAAGGCTTTTGTATTTCTATGAAGAGAACACACAAGGTTTCGTGCAATTCCTCATTCATAACCGGTGGTTTAATTCCAAACAGAGAATTTATATACTGAATATGCTCAAAGTATTTATTTAAACCCAATTTTCGTAAAATATCGCGCATCTTATCGTAGTTAATTAACGACATATCCGTAATACGCTCTTTTGTTATGCGTGCCCGAATTGCTTCTAATACTTCTTCCGGAATTTGTGTCGTTTCTTTTGCCTGAAACTGCGAGAGGATTTCCTTGAAATGGTTCAGGCGTATATATGCAGTATAAGACACCTCGTTGGGTGGCTCTTTGTTATTTGGCTTTGAACTATCTACAATATAGGTAACAAACCTTCCACAATTTCGATTATTGCAAATAAGAATGCCCTCTTCGTCTTGCGGGATGAGTTCTCCTACATTGCACACGTCACATACGTCGGTTTTGATGTTGTAGTCTTGTATATTCGTAAGGTCGTTGGTTACATTTCGCCAATACTTTTGGCAGTTTCTCTTTAATTTGGCGTATTTATTGCTAGCTTCATTATCTGATGTAGGATTTGTGGATTTAATTTTAAAAAATGTGTTTACTGAACTCATATTCTGGGACTTTTCCATTTTGTTTGATATCTGTTGCTTTTGCTCAAAATAGTCAAATATATATTTGGCGTTGTTTAACATATAATCTTTGCTCTCTTTCTTATGCTTACGGATTTCTGTTCGGATTTCATTTATTCTATCTCTGGCGTCTAAGTATTCCGAGATTTGGTTCGTATGCAATGTACGAATGTAACTCTTTAATTTCTCCTTTTCGGCATTTAACTTGGGAATAATATCGGTATCAACTGTACTAATCTGCTTTAACATATCAGTATGCTTTTCATCAATCGTATTCAGTGATGGTTTATGTCCTGTTTGTTTTACATTATGAGAACCGGACATTCAATCTATTGTGTGATAATAGAATATTTATTCTAGTGTTTTTATGTTGATTTTATGACAATTCAAGTATATTAGACATACTAACAATAAAATGATAAAAATATATTTTGCGTTGTTATTTTTATCATTTGCACCATCTTGTATTTATATAGGTTGTCGACAATTTAAGAGCGTAACTCAATTAAATTGCGTCATGCACGTATTAATCGCGAGACGGTTGATTTATCCACGGAACCCCTTTTTAAAACCCTTGGGCACGATTTGTTGCTGACTTTTGGTTCCTGTGCGTCATGGTTTGATCCGTTTTCTATGACCAAATTCTTGTTGATTTTTAGCAATTACAACATTATCATTCTGTGAATAATTGTTATTATACTTATTTTGATTGCAAGATGTAGGTATATCACCATCGTCATCAAAAAAATCGGCTAGACAAGCCTTGCGAGAAAATGGGCGATGAGCAGTATTTGCCTCCGGCATTATACAAAACTATACATAGTTAGTTTTATATATTTTACATTGCATCTTCAATTGCGTATGCATACATTGTTTGCATTTTTTAATGTATACAATATGTGTATCCAGTGAAAACACGAAATAGCAAAATAAATCCGGTCTAGATTATCTTATTTTAGTCAATGATTGGAACTCGTAATTGTATGCGATTTGTTGTATGTGTAATTCTATATCTATATGAATAACAAACAGAACCATTTGGTTGCAGACACACCCAATAATATAAAGGTCGACAAATCAGTTTTCCAGAAACTAATCTTTTTAGCAAATGCACTAGAACAAGGGTGGACTGTGAAAAAATCAAATGATACCTATATTTTTACAAAGAAACACGAGAACCGCCAAGAAGTTTTCCAAGAGAATTATTTAGAAACTTTCTTGCTATCTAATTACAATGCTGATAATTTCATATTGTAAATTCAATGCACTTTGCAGCAGATTATGTAGTGTCTACCACAACATAATTCAAAACCCCCGTTCCTATATTATGTGACACATTCCTTCACGTAATATATTTGTAACCCGTCATTATTTAGGAATAGTTCACCAAATTACAATTATTACTTACAATGTTATAATTGTAATACAAATTGGTAGGGGTCATCGCAGTGCTTATATACGAATTAAAAATTATGTAAAACAGTTTAGCCAATTTAATTATTCAATTATGTTATTTATGTTAATTCTCCAAATTTTTTTCTTTACACAGTATATAATTCCATACAATGGCTGGTGGTTTGATGCAATTAGTCGCCTACGGCGCACAAGACGTGTTCCTTACCGGAACCCCCGAGATTACTTTCTGGAAGGTGTCTTACAGACGCCACACCAACTTCGCAATGGAGTCCATTGAGCAGACCTTCTCCGGTCAGGCTGATTTCGGACGCCGTGTGACCTGCACGATCAGCCGCAATGGTGATCTTGCCTACCGCACCTACCTCCAGGTGACCCTCCCTGAGATCAACCAATCTATGGGTAACAACTCCGTGTATGCCCGTTGGTTAGATTTCATCGGTGAGCAGCTCATTGCCCAGGTTGAGGTCGAGATTGGTGGTCAACGCATTGACCGCCAGTATGGTGACTGGATGCACATCTGGAACCAGCTGACCCTCTCCAAGGAGCAGCAGTCCGGTTACTTCAAGATGATTGGTAACACCACCCAGCTTACCTACATCACCGACCCCGCCTTCGCCGGTGTGTCTGGTCCTTGCGCTTCCTCTGGTGCCCCCAACCAGGTGTGCGCTCCCCGCAACGCCCTGCCTGAGACCACCCTTTACGTGCCTCTGCAGTTCTGGTTTTGCCGCAACCCCGGACTTGCCCTTCCCCTGATTGCCCTTCAGTACCACGAGGTGAAGATCAACATTGATTTCCGCCCCATTGGTGAGTGCTTGTGGGCCGTGTCCACCTTGGCCGCTGGTACCGCCACCGTGCAGGTGTCCC